GTATTTCAGATCATTAAGACTTATTAAGAATTCTTATGGTGAAGATGATGTAAGAATAGGACTTGGTTTTCTTGGCCAGATAGGAATGTTTAAGGAACTTAAGAAGAAAAAACATATGACTGATGTAGACTATGAAGCTGTGGTAAATAAAACATTCTTCTTGGAAAAATAAATTTGGTAGTTTCGAGAAGATACCATATATTTGCTTCATGAAACAATGTTACATTTATACTCTTTCCCACCCAGTAACTAGTGAAATAGTTTATGTAGGTAAGACAGTTACATCTTTATCTACTAGACTTAGTGGACATATACTAGACAGTAAAAGACACAATAGAAAGATTTGTAAGTGGATAAAAAAGCTATCTAAACAAGGTCTAACACCTGTTATAGAGGAGTTAGATATGTGTTCTGAGAATGAATCATCTCAATTAGAACGATTCTACATACAAATGTTCAAGTCTTGGAACTTTACACTTAAAAATCATACTGATGGTGGAGAAGGGTTGTTGGGATTTAGACATTCTGAAAAAACACGTCAGCTCAAATCTAAACAGATAAAAGGTGAAAGTAATCCTTTTTATGGAAAGAAGCACACTGATGATGTAAAACAAAGAATATCTGCAGCAAACAAGAATAGAAAAATGGGAGATGAGTTTTCTAATAGAAGAAGAGAATACATGAAACTCAATCCTCTTTCCAAAGAAACTAGACAAAAGATTGCTGAAGCAAATAAAATCCCAATTGTTCAACTAGATATGAACCTTAATTACATAATTACACACAAGTCTACAGCAGATGCTTGTCAATTTATTTCTGGAACATTAAGTTCACACATATGTAACTGTTGTAAAGGTAAAAGGAAGTCCCATAAGGGTTTTAAATGGATGTATGAAAAGGATTACAAATTTTTAAACAAATGATTATGAGATTAAACGTGAAAACATATAATACACTACCCAATTCTAAAAGTCACTGGTGGCAGATAGTTCTATTACCAACAATGACGTTGATGAACAATATACAAAAGCATGATCCATATGTAGCCTTAAATATTGAATGGTTATTTTGGTCTATTACAACAATTATAAACTATGGCAAAACAGACACTCTCGTTACGAGACATTAGACAACAAGAGTTTGCTGATGAATGGTTAAGTGATGGGAAACATGGTATTCTTAATCTATGTCCTAGGTTTGGAAAGATCTTTACAACTATCAACATTCTAGAAAAACTAGACAAAGATATCAACATTCTGATAGCCTACCCAGATCTTAAGATTAAAGAATCTTGGGAAACTGATTTCAAAACTAGAAAATACAAAAACCCCAACATTACGTACACCACGCATCTATCTATTAAAAAGCATGTAGATAGTGTTTATGATCTAGTTATACTAGATGAGATACATTTGCTCTCTGAAGCACAAATTGAAGCTGTAAATGAATTACAATGTAATTACATGCTTGGTCTTACAGGTACATTAGCTAGCTCTACAGAACAAAACTTAAAAGAAAAGTTAGGCTTGTATGTAGTAGCAACCTATTCAATAGAACAAGCTATTAATGAGGGAGTTATTGTAGACTATGAAATCACTGTAATAAAGGTTCCTTTAGATGATAAGCGTATTAACGACTATAAAGGAAAGAAACGTACAGAGAAGAAACAATTTGATAGCTACGCTTGGGTGATTGATCAATTAGAAAGACAAGGAAAAGCAACAATGTTTCTACGTCTAGCCAGAATGAGAATCATTCAGAATAGCATAGCTAAAATGGAGAAAACAAGAGAAATCTTGGCAAAATACAAGGAAGATAGAATATTAGTATTTTGTGGTGTTACCAAAATAGCAGACACACTTGGCATTCCTTCCTATCATAGCAAATCTACAGAGAAAGACATCTTTACAGACTTTGCTGCAGGTAAGGGAAATCATCTAGCTGTTGTAAAGATAGGTAACACAGGGATAACATATAAACCACTTAACAAGGTGATTATCAATTACTTTGATAGTAATGCTGAAAACCTTGCTCAGAAGATAAATAGATGTATGGCTATGGAATACAACACTCCAGACAAGAAAGCCCATATATACATCATATCTTCTGATGAAGAAGTGGAACTAAAGTGGCTTAAGAAAGCTCTTGAGTTCTTTGATAAAAGTAAAATAAAATATATATGAAAGTAGAATTAATAGAAGAAACAAAGTTTAATGGAGAACCTTGGTATATTGTACAGGTTGATGGTCAATATGTTAAGGGTACAGGTAATAAAATCTTAGCTGATAAAATGTATGAGGAAATAATTGCTGATCCAAATATTGTAAAAACTAAAATAAATATTTTGAAATCACAAGATATTGATGTATCTTTGGTGGAAACAAATCAGTAAAAAAATATGGCAAGCAAATTAATTGGAATTGTTGGTGCAACAGGCACTGGCAAATCAACATCAGTGAAACATTTAGATCCCAAGGAAACTTACATCATCAATGTTGCTAAGAAAGAACTTCCTTTCAAAGGAGCAGAGAAGTTGTACAACTCAGAAAGTAAAAACTACAAAGAAGTAGATGATGCAAATGAAATTACACGTTTATTACGTACAATTTCAGAGAAAGCACCACACATTAAGAACATCATTATTGAAGACTCTAATTACATTATGGGATTCAATATGATATCAAAAGCCACAGAACAAGGATTCATGAAATTCAGTGTAATGGCTAGAGATATGGTGGAGCTATTTAGAGAAGCACGTAAGTTACGTGATGATCTTAAAGTGTTCTACTTCACTCACCCTGAAACTATTGAAGATGGTGGAGAGATTGTAGGATATAAGATTAAGACAGCAGGTAAACTAATTGACAATCAGATTGTTCTTGAGGGTTTACTAACAGTGTGTTTATATACACACGTGGAAGAGACTAAAGATGGCTCAACCACATATAATTTTATAACTAATAGGTTTAAGAAATATCCAGCAAAGAGTCCAGATGGAATGTTTGCAGACATTAAAATACCTAATAATTTACAAGAAGTAGTCAATACAATAGATGAATATTACAATTAATAACAATTAAAATCAGAAAAAATGAGTAACATTGGAGGAGAAAAAAGACAAAGTCCAGTATTTGAAGAAAAAGAATTTGCCAAAAAGGTTGGCTTATTCGAAGCAAAAGTAATTGCAATTAACCCTACAGTAGAAGAATATGCTGATGTATTAGGGAAACAATTGAAAGAAGACAGCAAAGCCACTCAGTATTTAGGTACAAGTAAAGATGGTAATCTTAGGTTGCGTTTAGACTTTTGGTTAGAAGAAGTTAAACTACAAGAAAAGTTCAAATTAACTTTCTTTATTGAGAACAAAGAGAAAGAAAATAAAGATGGTACAAAGAAACAATATATCAACAACATAGGACGTTGTACATGGGCAGATAGTCCTAACAACTTACCCGCATGGTTCAAAGAAAGAGAGAATCGTGTAGCATATGTAGGAGAAGAAGATCTTTACAATTTCTTACGTTCTTGGTTGAGCAATATTGATTTTAGTAGTAATAAATCTACATTACAATTAGAGTTTAATAAGTTAATTAAAGGTAATGTAAGAGAAATCAATGAACAAATCAATGGCGAATGGGCTAATAATATTGTAGCATTGGCAACTATCTCTACGCAAGAAAAAGAAGATGGTGTAAAAGAGTTCCAAAATGTATATAACAAAGCATTTTTGCCTCCATACAGTATTAAATCTTTTAGATTGGTAGATTATAATAGAGCTAATACAATTAGTGCATTACGTCAAAAGTCTTCTAAAGAATTAAAACCTCATGAACGTTTTGTATTAAATGTTGTAGGTGAATATGGTTGTAAAGACTATTACACATTTAAAGAGTTGAAAGAGTATAGTTCTGAAGACAATTTAGTAGCATCTAGCAAGGTGATTGAAGATGATGATAGTGATTATTAATATGTTCCCCACCAAATAAGAAATGGCCTCACGTTTTTGTGGGGCCTTTTCATTAACTTTAGAATATGATTACTGGAGAAAGAAAAACAAAAATATCAATTGAAGCTATCCTAAGCAGGATATCAGAGTATGATATATTTAGATATTACATGCCTCATAAAGATTGGAAGATTAACAGAGTGACTTATTCTCCATTTAGACATGAGAATAATCCATCATTTATGATTGGTAATAAGTTGGGCTATCTTATGTTTATAGACTATAGTGACACTAGCAAACGTGGTGATTGTTTTAACTTTGTACAAATGTTACATAACATCTCTATTAGTGATACTTTGAAGATGATAGATAAAGATTTTGGTCTTGGTTTTTCTACAGGTGTAATAACAGGAGAATATAAGAAGATTATAGCTGAGTACAAACAACCTGAGATAGAGAAAAGAAACTCTCTCATCCAAGTGAAGGTTAGAAAGTTTACACAAAATGAACTAGACTATTGGGCCCAGTATCACCAGGATATACAAGATCTTAGAGACAATAACATCTATTCTATCAAAGAACTATATCTAAACAAGCAAAGATTTCCATTAGAAGAGAACGAACTTAGGTTTGGTTATCTATATGAAGGACAGTATTGGAAGATATATAGACCATTTGCAGACAAGAAAAAGAAATGGATGCCTAATAATGTTCCCATCACAGCAATGGATGGTAAAGAGAATATAAAAAACTGTGAAATAGCATTCATCAATAAGTCTAAGAAAGACTATATGGTAATGAAAAAGCTATTTCCCTGCAGTTGTGCTGTCCAGAATGAAGGACTTGGATGTTTCTCTCATGAAAATGTAGAATATCTAAAGGCTAACTCTGATAGACAAATTCTTAGCTTTGATGCAGATGTTGTAGGTGTGCAAAACTCCAAACAAATTACAGAAATGTTTGATTTTGAGTACACTAACGTACCACGTCAATATTTAGCAGAAGGAATTAAGGATTGGGCTGATTTAGCCAAAAATTATGGCTTAAAAGCTATTGAAGATTATCTGAAACAAAAAGGATTACTATGAATGTACAATCATTAATTGAAGCTATTCAAAACGAAATAGAGTTTCTTGAAACAACAGAAGGAGATGAGATAGAATGTATAGGTATAGAAAACCTAGAAGGTATATTAAGTAAATATTTAGAAACACCAATTAAATTAACACAAGATGGAAACATTTAACACCACAAAGGGACTGATAATGAATACACCAGTTCCAGTACAAACACGTACATATAAGCCAGTAAGTCATTCTTCATTGATTGATCTTACATTAAACAGTATTGAAAAAGCAGGATT